TGCGCATTGTCATAAGCAATGGCAGAACCCTCGTTCTTGACAGGAGCCGCAGAGAAGCCAGACAGTTTTGTCTCTTCTTCAAAGCTACGTTCAGATTTCTCTGTTTCGTAAATTTCCTTGTGCTGCTCGTCGTAGGTAGCGTACTGCAAGCCGAACAAAGCGTTCAGGCCGGGGAGCAGTTCTTTAAGTAGTTGTGCGCGAGAAATAGCCATGATTTAGCTCCTTATACGCCAGTTGCGTTGTTGTACTGATGCATAGTCGCATTGATCTTGACAATAACTTCAGGAAAGTTATCAGCAGCAGTGGCGGTGTCCCGAACTACATCAATTATGCGGATAGGCAAAGTATTGGTTGTGGCAGTGCTGTCCAGAATAGCCACTTTGGAGTTACCTGTAGTGGTGCTACCGGCGTTCTGTACCAACGTGGCGTTATTTCCGATGGCGCTAATGCCGACACCAGTAATAACAGTCGTGCCAGACACAACAGCTACTTGGAACAGCGTATCAGGATCATCAGCGACCACGGCAAGGATTTTAGTCCCTGTGGCAATTGCTTGACTAGCTGGATAGTACTGTTGTTGCTGGATTTGACCAGTTGACTGGTTAGTAAACTGAACACCTAAGAAAATACCGACAGGCGTGGCAGTTGTTGTGCCCGTGTCTTTTTCGATAGTTCCGTCAGAGATACGTTTTACCAAGTCACCATAGAAAATGTTAGTAGCGTAGCCACTAGCAATCTGCATCAAACGGGTTGAACCCGCAAATACCTGTCCACCAATCAGGTTTACAGGTTTTAGCCCGTAGGGGGCGTCTACCGTGGGATAAGCCATAAAGACTCCTATAAATTATTTAGAACCAGAACCAAATCCTGTTCCGCGACTTGTTGTTGACTTGCGGTCAGCAAACAAAGGCATCCGAGGGTCATTATTTCGCATGAAATTATTGTCCACCGACTCCATCTGGTTTTGAGCTTGCTTGTTGTAATACTCAGATCGGGCTTCAATGCGTTCCTTGGGGGCTTTGCAAAGCATCAGCCCACCAATTTCTACATTGCCGTTTGCGTTATTACCAAACAAGGCCAATTCTGGATGATCCACTGCTTTCACCGGCACATAGCCATCGTGCATCTGTTTAGACACGTTGTTGGCTAACGGCTGACCTAGCACATGAGTCGCTACCCAGCGAAACGTGTAATCTGGATCAGGTGTCGGATCAGGCAGCGCCGAAGGTGGCACATATACAGAACGAGCGGTTTTGTCGCGTGACACAAGTTCACGGGGGGTGCGATTTTCAGCCATTATTTCTCTCCAATTTTGCAACTTCAGCAGCGTATTGCTGCGGGGTTAATCCGTACTTCTTTGCCAGCGCAACTTGCGTAGGCGTGAGTTGAATTTTCTTTACGCCCGAAGAACGAGCTGCGGGAGCAACAACCGAGGTTGGCCTTCTTGGGGAGTCAGCCGCCTTACGATCTTCGGCATCGCCAAAGACTTCAGGAAACGTAGACTTTACGCGAGCATCAATCCGCTCGAAATATTCACTGCTGCGGGGATCGACCCCGTTGTTGACTAGTTTCTGGTGCAGCCCTAGTGCAAAGCTGGTAACTTCTTCGAACCCCTCGGCCCCGAACCACTGGTTTTTGGCCTGCCAGCGCAGGGTTTTTTCGTCGGGTTGCACCGGTTGGGGTGCGGGTTGCCTAGTTTGTACAACATTTTCTTCCTGTTGTAAAGCGGTTGGCCGAAAATCTCTTGCCGAAGCAATTTTCATCTTGGCTTCAGTCAGGGCTTCTTGCGCCGCAATGATGCCGTCCGTGTCAAACGCTTCCTGCGCCACCTTGTAATCCCGGCGGGCTTTGTCCAACTCGGCTTCGGCAGCTTGTTTGGCCATCTGCCCATACTGTTGGGAGCCTGTGTCCACATACTGTTTGAGCTTCTGGTTCTCCGAGTGCATGTGCTGTGCAAGACGCTCAAGCTCCTGCTTTTCCCTCTGAAGGGCCTCTTTGGCACGGCGCTCATCGTGACGGGCGTGGGTCAGCTCCTTAATGCGCTCCTGAGCACCCTTGGTGTAGGTCTCAATCTCCGCATCTGTGGGGTCTGCCACCTCCCTGTCCAAGGGTTTTCGGCCCTTGTCGCGCTCGGGTGTGTCATCGACGATCTCAATCTCGACATCGCCGTCTTCTTGTTGCGAAACTACAACAGTTTCGTCCTGTTCGTCAGGAAACTTAAATTCACCTGCCATTTACTGCTCCTTCAAGCGCGGGTAAGTCCGCGAGGGTCTTGCACAACTGCTTCGATCATGTCGTCATTGATGACTCGAAACTCTTTTCCGTAGATTTTGAATCGCGTACCGGAATACGTACGCACGAGAACAAAGTCACCTTTCTCGCACCACGGACCGCTTGGGAACTTGGTGGTGTCTTTGTACGCGTCAGGCCCGATCTTCATGACAAACAGCACGGTTGTGGCGTGCTCTTCTTGTTTCATGAACTGACCGGCTTTGACAATTGAGGAGTTCTCAAATGTCTCAACAACTTCCGGCACCGCGCAGAGTATCTTCCAACCTGTGGGGTCGGGGAGCTGTCGGGCCTTTTCTTCATCTGTTGCTTCCGGGGCTGGGGCCTCAGTTGCTTGGATGGCTTCGGGTAGGGCAAATGTGCCCGGCTCAAGACTAAGTTCACTCATCTGCTTGTTCAACTTTCTTTGCAAGGTCGAGTACATAGCGCTCTGCAATAGCCAGACCCTGAATGGTTCCGCAGAGTTTTTGATATTCTTCAAATGAGCGACATGCTCCGCTGGCGGCGTCGTCAGCGTAGTTATTCATGTCTTTGCGTATTTGTTCGCGCAATACGCGTGCGAAGTCTTGGATCATTATTTAGCCGGACCTTTCGATGGTTGGTTTTTCTGCATCGCCTGTTGGCGACTCCTTGCGATGTCGATGCCCATGCGGACACCTTCTCGTTCTTGGTCGGACTGCAACTTTTTCTCGGTCTGCGTAGCCTGCTGGCCCGCCTTGAAGCCGTCCAATTTCAATTTGCCTTCCAGCGCTCTTTCTTTGAGGTCCAACTCGTCCGCACGGGCGGCGGCGTCGGCGGCAATCTTCTTCTCTTTGAGCGCAACTTCTTGTTGCTTGATCTGCATGTCCATCTGCTGGAGCTGGAGCACGGGGTCTTGGGCTTGCTGTTGCGCCTGTTGCTGGGCTTGCTGCGCTTGGCTCTGTTGGAGAACCTGCTGCGCCGCCTGCGCCATCATGGCGGACAGTGCAACCTCGACCTGCGGTGGGAGCTTCTCGTCTTCCGGTGGCAGGGGCATGCCGAGCTGTTGCTCAATTTTCTGACGGTACGCAAAGCCAACGTGTTCTGCGATGTGCGCCATCATGGCACCTTGGATCATCGGTGCCTTGGGGTTCTGGCCAATCAACTGCATGATGATCGGGTCCTGCATGGCGGACATGTGTACCTTGATGTGGGCCTCATGGTCTTGGTACATGAACGCCTTGACCGGCTCGCTCTTGAGCACCATCATGTTCTCAGACACAGGGTCTCTTGGCTTCTGGTCGTCTGGCAGCGGCACGAGCTTGTCGGCATTCTTGATACCTAACACCTCCAGCATATTGCGGTGTAGCAGGGGCAGGTCGTAAATCTCGGGAGCCATCTGCGCCATCTGGATGACGGCTTGGTACTGCACCACGCGCTGGGACATTGTTGCCGCGTTGGGGTCCGACACAGGGATGATGTCTACGTGGTTGTAGTCTTCTGCCTTGGCTCTGCGGCCACCACGGTCTGGCTCGTAGTCGTACGCGGGGTCTGTGTAATCGCGGATCAGCCCGGCCAAGAGGCGCAGCTCTTGTTTGAACGCGTAGTGCATACGCGCCTGCACAGCCGACATGACTTTGAGTTGGCGCTCCAGCAGAGCCAGAGTTGTGCCCACCGGTGCATTGGCCGACATGTCGGCAACCTTCATGTCCGCAGTAGCTGCGAAGCGGCGACCTTCCTCAACGATGGTGCCCAGCAACTGGAACAGAACTGCCGACGGCTCTTTATATGGCAGCGGCAGGATGTTGTCCCGCAGTGCGCCTGAGCCAATGTCTACGTCTCGAAACTCGCCGGGGGCAATCGGAGTGTCATCACCCTTGATCCGAAGTCCGCGAGACTTGAGGCCCCCGGGTAGATTCGATAGTGTCCCGGCGTCCACGAGCTGGCGCATGATGCTAGTTGCTGACTTAGCAAATCCCCCGATGAGGTGGAACAGTCCAAAGCCATACGCACCGAAGCCGGGAATGTATTGGTAGTGAACGAAGTGCTGGCGCTTGAGGTGCAGCTCATCATCTTCACGCCAATTACGTCTAATGGACAGTACATCGTTGGTCCCTTTGATGAGTGTTATTACGTATGGCAGCGCGATGCCTGTTGGCTCGCCATCGTCGTCCAAGTCTTCAAACCCCTTGAGGTCCAAGTCAACATGGCACTCCATCAGGATATAGCGGTCGTCGTTCAGATCACTGAAGCCGGTCTCTTTGTCCTTGGCCTTCTCAATGTTGGTCTGCTCGCGTGTGGGATCGCCCAGCTCGATGTCACGGTAAAAGCCCGCTTGCTGTAGCTTGATAATGTCGTTCTTGGTCTTGCGCATGACGTGTGTCAGGCGGTAGCAAGTGTCCATGTCTGTCGTGCCGTATGGCAGGATGATGTCTTCTGCGGGCACAAACATCGACACCTGACGTCCCAGATTGGGGTCGTAGTACACCTTCTTGAACGCGGAGCCTGTGGCTGGCAACGACCACAACATGCGCTCATGCTCTGGCCGGAACTCTTTCATCACGTCTGTCAGCTCGTAGTTCATGTCGGCCTCGACACGCTGCGCGGCTTGCTGCTTCTCAGGGGTCTCTTTACCGATGATCTTCGTGCGCACGGGCCCTTGGGCGGGGAACGACTCAGTGATTGCCTCTGACTGGAACCGGACCACGGCCTCTGTAATCATCGGGTGGAACACACCGGACGCGCCGTTCCAAGGCTCTGTGCGCTCTTCGACTTGCAAGCCCAGCAGCTTTAAGCCCTCGGTGTAGGCTTTCTCCCACTCCTTGCGCGAATTGCGGTCGTTGTCAATGTCGCTTGCCAAATCACCGGCCATTGACTCAATGGCGCTGTCGTCCATGTCTTCGGCCAGATTGACGTCAAAGTCGTTCTCGGCCTCAACCTTGGCCAGCTCAATGGCAAAGCCCGGGCCTTCAATGCTCACCGCTTCAGGATCAACAATCTCAATTTCAATGCCCTGCTCATCCTCGGCCAACGCGTCGATGCCCTGTGGCTGTTGGAAGAGTGCTTTGTCGATGTTCGTTGCCATGTTGATCCTTAATAGTAGGCGGCTACGCGCCCACGGTAAATCTTGTCGTCTTTCTCATCCGAGTCCAATGAGATGAACCCACCCTGCCTGAAGCGCAGGAGTGCTTGAGTTGTCGTGTCCACGTAGTCGTCGTTCTCGCCAACAGGGAAAGACGCAACTTCCTCAATAACTTCGCGTGCCCAGCGAGTGTCCGGTGCCCAGACTTTACCAGAGGCAAACAAATCAGCAACAGCATTTACGCGCACTGTCTTGTCGTTGCCCCGGCTGGGGGAGAACTCCTGCACGGGTATGCCCATCGCCCGCAGCTCTTGTATCAGCGGCCCGCCTGAAGCCTTCTTCTCCACAATGAACGCGTCGGGCTCCCACTCTTTCCAGTGTTTCAGCGCTGACACCTTCAGGTCCGGGAACGCCATCCTGTCCTTGAACGCGTCCAGCAATATGATCTGCGGGGAGTTATCTTCCTCCTCGTTGTAGAACACACCCCACGTCGTACACGCCGAATAGTCGGCTGTCGTCTTAACTTCAAACGCCGTGTCCCAGCTCTGGATGATGTACTCACAAGTGGGCGGCTCTTCAGGCTCCCACACTCTCCAGCTCTTCCTGCTGATGATGGCCGACGTGTCCGAGGTGGGCTGCTGCATGTACTGCGCGTTCCAATACCTCGGGTCCATCGACGACTTGGCAGACAGCAGCGAGTCCAGCGGCCATTGCTCCGGCCAGAGCGATTTCTGGTTGTCCGTGCCTTCGTGCAGTATGGCTGGCAGCTCCACAATCTCCCAGCGTGGGGAGTCCGGGTTTTTTATCTGGTAGTCGATCAGCCGCCCGGTCAAGTCCAGCGGCCCCCACCGGGTCATCACCACAATGATCGCGCCATTGGGCATCAAGCGTTGTAACGGACCCGTCTGAAACCACGACCACGCCGTGTCAAACGCCAGTTTGGAGTTGCTCTTTACGTCCTGCTCCGAGTGCGGATCGTCGATCATGAACAGGTCAGCACCCCGTCCGGCCAAGGCACCGCCCACACCGGCTGCGTAGTATTGCCCCCCTGCGGCAGTGCTCCACTTACCCGCCGCCTTTTGGTCAGCGGCCACTAACGTAGCGGGGAACAGGCTCTTGTACTCATCGTCGTCCAACAAATTCCTGACCCTGCGGCCAAAGTCTTCTGACAGGGACGCGGTGTGCGTGCCCATGATGATCTTCTTGTCCGGGTAGTTGCCCAGAAAGTACGCTGGAAACAGGTAGCTTGAGAACTCAGACTTGCCCATACGCGGAGCAATATTGATGATGACGCGCTTCTTGCGGCCCTCGATCACGTCCTGAAAAATCTTAGACAGCTTGCGGTGATGGGGACCAACCTTGAAGCCGGGGTACACCCGCTTGGAAAAGTCAATCATGTTGGTGCGCCCGTTTTGGAGCGCATAACGCCTTTCACGCTCCTCTAACACCTCCATGAAATCGAGTTTCTCCACGAGCGTCATCGTGGGCATGGCCTGTTGAATGGCCGCAGCTTCCTGCGGCGTCAGCGTTAGGTCGTCAAGTTTCATCTGTGGGAAACGAGAACATCGGTTGCTCAGGCGGCGTTTCAGGTAGCTCTTCTATTTCTTCTACGTCGGTGACTTCCACGTCCACGACGCCCATGAACCGGTTCAACTTATCTTTGAGCTTCTGGTCGATCTCAGCATCCGTCAGATCAGTCTTCCTGATCTCGATCTTGTCCGTGAACAGCCCCACCTCAGTTACCTTGCCCAGCAAACCGAGCGCTTTGAGTCTGATATTAGCGTTGGGAGACGTGGTTTCCTCAACCAACTTGGCAACGGTGTAACCGCGCAACTCCCGGGCCATCTCGACAAACTCCCAGTCGTAGGCGGCAAGCATCCCCGTCAGGTGGCGTACTGCCGCAGGCGTGCGCAAGGTCAAAAGCCGGATTCGGGTCTCTTCGTCGGTGGCAACTGTGGCCATGCCCCTGAACGCTTCTCGCGCTGCCGCTGTCTGGGCGCGGGTATCGACTTGCGAATCGGGTTTTATGCCCAACTCAGCCATCCAGTCAGACGTAGCGCTCTGCGCGGACAGCAAATCACTGGGCGATGCGTCGTCCAGCTCTACAAAATCGCCCCGGGTAGTGACTTCGGGTTCTACTTGCACCAAATGATCCAACATTCCCATGTCCTTGTGGCGTCGGTGAAGGGAGTGTACACTACGTTTGAGTTTCGCGGCAAGCAATTGTCACGTAGCTTCTCCTTGATGGCCTCACGTCCATCTTCATACCCGCTTCGGCGGGTATTTTTTTGCCTGTCAATCGTTGGACAGAGGTATTTTTGGATTTTTTAAAAAATTTAGGGGGGGGTCATAAGTCCAGACTTCACCCCCCTCCCCTTTTGTGGGCGTTACAACGCTGCGTCAGGAGGAATTGTCTAAGGTTTTACAAACTATGTGGTGTGGTTACGGAACAGTGTTCATGGCCAAGCAGGTCAGGCCCGTCAATTTGGTTGGGTGGGGGGTAGGTGGGGTCTTCGGTATTAGCTTTCCTACGCTACAGGGGCTGAAATAACCCCTTGTGTTACAA